GGTTCACTGAACCGACCCCGTTGTCGGGCCGGTGTGTTTATATGTCGCGCTCAGTGACCAAAGACGCACGAATCTAGGCCAGAAACGAACATTGTCTCCGGATCTATAGCCCCACTATCGTAGTGTGTCTGCCACGGGACGGATGACAACTTCCGTCACACTCGAAAGTGTTGGTACCGGTCGGGCATCCCTACAAGGAGTAATCGCAAGAGAGCACTCGCGTCATAAAAGGACTGGTTATATCCAATCCAATGACATCGGTGCCGACAAGCGACCTCAACGACTCGACTAAGCCGTCATATTCCCAGCGAGAAACTCCGTATCTGCTACATATGGAATCGACGTCAAGTCTACGACCATCACGTTGTGAGCTGAGTTTGTACAGCCCATCGGATGGGAGTTTGACAGCCAATCCGGGAGCAGGGAAAAGCTCGCGGAGAACATCGAGTAGTGGATGCGATGGCTCGTTCACCCAAGAAGCAACCACCGCGCCAAGAAACATCCTAGCGCGGTCTTCTAACGACATACCTTTGCTGCCTGGAACTGTCGTGTCGTCCAGAGCAGGCCGGATATCTCCGAAAGTCTTGAGTAACGCCCCTAAACACAAAGGGGCGGCGATTGAACCATCCTCGGTCCGACACGGGAAGCGCTTGAGCAGGGTTGCTTGCTCCATACAGGCGCGCTCTTCCCGGGTGACCACGTATCCCGTCTTCCGAATCCAGTCAATCACATCATCCCCGGCTCCATGAAGCTCGTGAGCTACAATCGCTGCAGAGATGAGTAACGAAGCGAAGTTGTTGGTGATGGTGGTAAGCACGGTTCCGGACACTAGATAAAATGTCTGGAAATACCCCATCAACCACTCGTTTCGAGGGTTAGCTGGATTCCGAATGCGGAAAGGCCTCGTGATCTGCTCAAAAAGACCTAAGGCGATGTGTCCAGGGATAAAACACCGCAGAAGAAACCAGAACACGACAGCGAAAATCCCATAGCTATGAGAACTGTCGCACGAGCTGATGTCATACTCCACGATATCCTCTCCGATGTACAGCATATCGTCACTAAAGAAGAAAACAGTGACGATCCCGAACGCCCGATCAAAGAGAGCCTGTGCCAAGTCAAGCCCTAAGTCGACACAACGGTTGTTGTCGACGAACTTGAACCTGTACGTCTTGGCACCGATGCACACCTCGCGCATCCCGCACATCGCTTTCTTGGCGATGGCGATGTGTGCACCACCGAACATGGATGCAGCTTCGCCGAGCGAGAAGTACATCCTGGGTGGTTTCCCTGGTTTTGCAGGTTCGTCTTTCACCTCCATTTTGATCTCGTCACACATGACGGGATCTGTCAGCGTGTTTGCCCCAAAAAATTTCAACCCAACACTCATGCGCAGTTTCTTCTTGTCGGCAGGAAATTTGCCATAGAAGTAGCGGAAAGTGATGACGTCGAACAAGAGCAAAAATACCAACTGTGGGAGGTAGACGCCATACATGCCGACACTCAACATGAGTTCCCAAAGTTTCCTAGCGAAGCGGTAGAGCCACACGTAGGATGGGATCATAGAGTACTCGTCGAGTATTTGGCGATAGACGTTTGCGATCAGGGTCTGGCGGTCATCTCGCACTTTAGTGTACGATGTGACCCACTTTTCCCTGCGGATCTCGAAGGATTCCCGCTTGACACTCATGTTGCCAAGCTTCATCAACTCCGGGACTCGTCTGTAGGGAATGACCTGATCTACCAGGGAAAGCTGGTTGGCTGTCATCTGGTAATCCTCACACAATGTCGCACCACGGAGTTTGTACAAACGGACAAACGACGCCGCCTGGTTGTTGGCTGTACGTCTGTACCTAACAAACTCCCTCTTCCCCCCGAGCCGAAAAGCTCGGAGGAAAGTGGCCATTGGTCTGTCATCAGGGGTCGTATAAGTCAACTGCCCATTTGTCAAAGCGGCGCCTTTCGCGCGAGTTATTTTGAACAACTCACGACGTTCAGACGCGTCGACTGAAGGGCGCATGTCGCAGTTTTCATACGCGATAGGCCGAAGGTTGACTTTGACCACGTTGGTGACACCGAGGTCGCGAACAGCTGCCACAACTCGGTCCAGCTCACCAGGAGGAGGTAGAGTACTCAACCTAGCTCCGATGCCTAAACCGGTGTTAACAGCAACGGATCTGCAAGCATGATATGCGACAGTAGCGCTCACTATGTGGACAGGCAGGGTTTGAAAAGACGTCATCAGCACATTGAGCGCTGTGCGTCTGTTGTGTTCCTCTGCGACTGTCGCACCAAGCACTTCTCGCAGCTTGTGCAGACCCGGTGTGAAGATCCAGCCACCACTAAAGCCGAACATGGGTGAAGGAGGCACATACTCGAATGGAAATCGAGCGACTCGCCCTTCACACTTCTCCGAAAACTTCATTGTTCCAGCTGGGTCAGCAATGTAGTTCGCGAGGTAGTCACCGTGTGCTACGATGTGCTTCGTGCGCTCTCCACTGCCAGGGCAATCTCCCTGTGTGACCCAGAACTCTGAAACAGGATCGAAGGTTGTGTACAACCCGTGGAACCACGCAAATGCTTCCTTAGGCATTATAACACACATGTCCGGTTTAGGCGCGGGAGCGGGCTGTTCGTCTTGGGTGTATGGAACTAGTCCTTTTTTCGGATTCTTGCTCTTCCCACCCTTCCCGTTCCCTGCGCCGCCTCTTGCAGCATTACCGACAGTCGGATTCGCCTGGTGGGAGTTACGGGGTCCCCCGGCGTTTGTCCGCGCTAGACCAGCCCCAGAGAGAGCTGGTTGTCGTGACACGACACAAAAAAGATTGTGCGCTGCGTGAACGACCAAGCGAACGACTAGCGACTGCTGCGACAACCAGGCGTGGTGCAGGGCATGCCCCACACCACCCCCAGCTGCGCTCTCGACTAAACCATAGATGAAGCGCATGGTCCACCAACTGGTAGATGGTACCATCATCATGGTGAGTTCCTCAAGCAGCGGCGCTGCGAGTACTATGAAAATGTCGAGAGATTTTCCTCCCTTCGGACAAAACCACACAACTGCCATCTGGAGCGCAACATACGCGCATGAGTCCATGATGGTGGTGGTTTGAAAACTCCATGGTTTGCTAGGTATGACTGTGAGAAACCACATCCACACAAGCAACGTGATGACGTTATGGTACACCACGCCGACGAATTGGACGAGTGTAAGGCACCGGAGATGCTCAACAGTGCTGGCCACAGACAAAGGCCTGAAGGCGGACTCGTCGGTTGTCCGAAGGTTGCGTCGGGTACCCATCTGCACCAAATCATTGACGCGAGCAACGACGATGGGATCCCCGGTTGTAGGGAGAGAGGTGCGCACGTTTCGGTTGAATGCTATCAACCAAAGAGACGCATAAGCTTGCAGGTCGCCAATGGCAAGACGAGGTGTCTCCAACCACACATCAACAAAGACGGTTTGTCCAAAGGTACTGAATCTGACCACACCAAGGTCGCCTTGTGGGACCCGCCTCACCCTAGTGAGTCCTACGGGGGTCCATGTCACAGGGTCTCCATGAGTGTTCATGATCATGAACAAATGCTGACCAGCAAGAGTTTCCTCTCTCCTTAGAGCGCCTGGAGGTGGCAGGCTGGAGACATCCACGTGCTGATTGACGTGGGGAACATCATCACTGCCACTCCCGGTGCCGTTTGCCCGTGTCAGCGTGTAGCATCTGAGCCCTCGCAAAAAGAACCCAATGGCCACAATGCTGAACAACAAGTAACGCCAAACTTGGTAACAACCACTCGCGCCAAAACGGGTCAGCGCCCAGTGGCGGAATGCTTCAAGATGAGCGATCAAGTTGTTCGGGTCGGCGGCGGCGCAAACTGGGATGCTGCCAATGCAGCAAACTAAGTTCACGCCCTTCGAGCGAAGTCGCTTCCTGACCCTTCGCTCGGTAAGAACTTTCCCCGGTTCCTCGGTTGCATCCGCACAGCTGAGGTGTGGGAACCTCAGCCTGCGGCCTACCTAAAAGGTAGTCGAGAAGTTGCCTAGACAGAACAAATACACATCCGAAGTGGGGGATGCTGTAAATGTCGCTCCTGAATAGGTCAACGTTCCCGAACCACCAGTGGGTCCCGTGTACCGAATAACAGCCATACACACAGAATCTGTGCATGTGACTGCGGCGTTGGGGAACCCTTTGGCGTTACCATACGTGCCTCCATTCCACGGAAGACCAACGAACGAGAAATTGTTCAAGTTGATCGTCGGTGTGGTAGTAGCTCCGCTCGTCGCATTCACATTGGACGTCATGACAAGGAAAACCTCGCCAACATAGACGTCTGATAATGTGAGCACGGTACCAGAGGTGAAGGTCATGGTAGGTGTGCAACCGAAGGAGGTGACTGAAGTGGACGCGGAGCCAAGTGGCACCGCAGAGGTCACCCCAGTGCGGATAGTGTGGTTGATACCGCACCGCGCAGCACTAGTTTGGGTGCCCTTAAGCTCGACGGTGTAGTCCACCGAGACTTGGCACAACGCGCCTGTGACGTTCGTGTTAGTCCCGATGAAAAATTCACCGAAGCAGTAGTCCTTGAGATCACCAGTAGGGACAGTTCCTGAATTCGCAATGCTCAACCATTGGTTGCCGGCGCACTCGACGTAATATGCTCCAGGTTGCATGATGCCGCCGATTGTACCGCCAGCCATGGCTGCAACGGCCTCCAGTGTTGTGGGGTCGGTATTATCTGGGTTGGAAGCCAACCCAAATGCCATCTGTCCGGATGACGTATCCAACGCGCACACTGGCGTCGTTTTGAAAACGCATTGCTTAAGCCTCTGCTTCTCATAACCAGTAGCCAAAGCCACGAGGTCTGGGAAGGTCTTGACAGAGTCTGCGCGCAGCGGGAACTTCCATATCTGTGTCGTGGACGCTGTCGTGGATATCAGGCCAAGATAAACATGGCCGCTAATCTCGACATTGCCATTTGCAGTCCTAGCTATGTGAATAGCAGGGGAAGAAGTTGAACGCGCGCCTCCGACGAGACCATAATCCCCTACACCAACTAGTCGCCCTAACGCATTCAAGGAGCCACCGACCAAAGATGAGGCCGCTTTGGGATCATATCCCATCATCGCGGCCACCGGTCTAGCGACGCCCTTGGCAATAGACGCAATCTGGCGGTAAGTTTGTCGCCGTTTTCGAGCAACACGCTGCTGGCGAGGATCTTGTGCTGGAGCAGGAGGCGGTTGGGGAGGTTTTTGGGGTTTTTGGTTCGGACGACGCGGAGGCATGTCGTCCGTGCCAGTGGCGCTTCCGTGCGACCACATCAACGTCGAATTGTCACCCACAGAGTGACGAGGACTCCTGTGAGATTTATTATTCGACGGGATCTTGTCTGAAAAAACAGCAACCGGGGCGGATGCCCAGAAGGCATACCCGGGGTTGCTGCGGATGGCTTGTGTCCCGGCCGGGCGCATAACGGATGAGAGTAGGATTCCGTTGCTATAGCTTGCACTCATAGTGGTGTAAGGCATGCGGTAGAGATGAAGCGTTCGACGAGATCAATTTCATATTAATACCCCTTAGAAGGACCCCCGGACTACGATCTAGCTGACAAACAAAGGTGCGGGCTCTGTCGTCTGTGTTACATTCATTGAAGGTTGCGTATACGTATCTCCTGGCGCAAACCAACACTAGTGTCAACACACTAGATCTATCACTACAAAACACGTTCCAAGATGTGGGCTCACCCAGTAGCAGACAGTTCACAGGAGTAGGTCTACTTGTGCCTCTATGCTGTGTGGTGCTAATCTGACTAGTGGGGGAGTTACCACAATAGTACTGATGTCGTGCAGTGACTCATCCGTCTATAGGATGGTCAGTACCCCTTGTCCATAGTAGTGGCGGGATTCCTGTTAACAATTAAGTAAGGCTCGAGTGGATTAAGCTCGAGCACGAACAGTGCACCGGATAGTCTATGGTTCTCATATTACCCTCCCTTGCGGGGAGCGGTTGCCTCCATAGGGTATAACACTCTGTTGACCTTCAGTAGTCACAATAGTGGATAGACGGATTTGTAGCGATCGGCCATGCCGATTAACCCCGCGTCAATAACGCGAGGGAGTGAATGGCGAAAAACAGCGACAGCACACCATAGAGTAAGAGACACCCCTTGTTGGGGGTGCTTATGGTGCACCGAAGCATCTTCAACCTCGCCACTCATCAACACCCACGCGGTACCAGTTACCCGGTACAACGTGGGTGAAGCACAGCGCCGGTTACCACACTGTGGAAAAACAGAGTTACT